CCAAAATTTTCAATCTCTCCAGCGTAGTCAGTGTTAGTAATATCTTCAACAACTGATGCACGTCTGAAAAACTTTTGAACCTTTTGACTATATACTGCTGGTACCCAATTACCCGAAGGTAAATTTTGGTAGCCAGAAGCAAGTCCCATTGTAGCCATGTGTTAGCCTCCAATTTATTGTTATTAAGGTTGGATTCTACCTTCTCTTACAGCTTTATCAATTTCTTCTTCGTACTTCGCATACTCATTAACTGTCATCTTAGAAATTTCAGCATTAGACCAAATCTTCTTAGGTTTAGCACCTTCAGTTGATTCAGCTTTTCTAGTTTTAGATACGGCTTTAGCAGCTTCCTTCTTAATATCCTTTTCTTGCTTATTAGAGTACTTTCCAATTCCTTTATCCATTTTGTACAAGTCGATTGCTCTTCCTGCAAGATTGGCATTACTTGTATTTTCATACAACCAATCCTGAATAACGGGATCTTGTTTAGTAGCCCATTCGTGAAAATCATCTTTTGCACGAAGTTCAGCAAAATCGGGATGTAGTTTAAGAAGATCTACTTCCGCTTTCTCTTTTGCTATCTGCTCTTGTTGAACTTGGAGATTTTGGTATTTATCCTCTATCTCTTTTGCTCTTCTATCCGCTTTATTTATGGCAATGGTTTCAACCATTTCATAGACATCGGGATATTCTTTTTTCCAAGCTTCAAGTTCATCCTTTGATTTAGGAGGAACTATTGCTTTGCTCGATTGTTCCAGTTGAGTTCTTAAAGTTCGAACTTCATCTTTATGCTTTCCGAGTGTAGAATCGTAGTGTCTTTTTAAATCGTCATAACGTTTCTTAAAGACACGGTCTTCGGCATTCTCAGGGCGTTCAGTTGAAGGAGTTGCCTTACCATCTAAGCTTGCAATTTCTTCTGATGCTTCGGTGTCCTTTTGAACGGTTGCTGTCTTTGCTTTCTCTTTTTGTTCTCGATTAAATTTTGCTAAATTTCCTCTGGCAAAGGCTTCAGTTTCAGCATCGTCTGTTTCTTCACGAGTCTTACTATAAAGTTTTGCTTTTGGTTTTTTAACTAATTTAGTCTCAGTTTCTTGCGAAACTTCTTTTTCTTCGTTTTCCATTATTTTTTCCTCTTTAGGTTGAGTGCCTTATGGATAAGGGTAGCTCACTTCCATAATTTTGTGGGTTGATATTAAACTAAATCTTGACTTATATCAACACCTGAATCATCTTGTTCAGGTAATTGTGAATCATTTTGATTAGTTTCTCTATCAAGTGGCACATTATTAATATCCATCTGGATATTTGATAAATCAGATATAAAGCTATTCATAGCTTCATTTTCATCTCCACCATAGATTCTCATTGCATAATTTATTACAACAGAACGTGGTAGAACGATATTATCTTTGTCAACAGATGGAGATACGGCTGTTTCTGATACAGCTTTATCTTCATCGGTTCTTTGTACAGGTTGTTGAACTTGTTTAGGTTTTTCAGGTGGTGTTAAATTACTCATATCAGGAACTTGAACATTAGTTCCTCCCTGATTCATTAATCCTGTTGTTGTTACTCTTCCTGTATAATCTATTGCCATAATTTTTTCTGTTTAAAAAGACCCAATAGCCTCATGTTGTTCTCCCCCAGCTTTACCTGCATCACCACGATGGTCTATACTTTCGTGACGATTTTCACCATTACCTGATATATGTGCAGGAACTGGAATTAAAACTGGTTCAGCTGGTGCTTTATCAGTACTTCCTGAAGAATCTATATTATAATTTGTATTTTCAATTCCTGAATTCTTTTCTTCTTCCCAATCAGCCCTTATCTGATCTCGTGCTTTCTTTTTTTCAGCTGGATCAGTTATATCATCTGCTGCTTTAAGCATATTATGTCTTCTTGAATAACTTCCTATTTTATTATAATTTCCTGAAAAAGAAACTATATTAAAACCTGCATCATCTTTTCGTGGATCACCTGTTGGATTCATATCCGTAGATCCAGTTGAACCATATGTTTGCATAAGAGAAATTTCTGTATTATATAAACCACCAATACCTCTAAAAGATTGATTTGCACCAGGTCTATATACTTGTGAAACAGCATCTATAGCCCTAATAGCTAAAGGTTTAAATTTTTCTTCCCATGTTTTTTTAATAGGTCTTGGAATAAATCCTGAAATTGTTTCTTTTGCTCTTTTAAAAAAACCTGGTTGTTCTTGTTCTGATTCAAAAGTTCTTGCTGCTAAAGCTCGTCTATCTTCAAAAGCATAAGGGTCTTCTGCTTTTTTATTCCATTGAAAAACATTTGCAGTATCTTTACCTTCACCTGATGAAGTCCACCAATAAGGTTTTACATCTCCAAATGCTGCTGTAGTTTGTGCCTGCGTTGTATCTGTAGTTGTAGTTGTTGCATCTGTAGTTGTAGTTGTGTCTGCTGTAGGTAATTCAGCAAAATTATATTCAACTCCAGTATAATCTGCAGTTTTTTTTGTTAATGAAGGAGTTCCATCAGCAGCGTATGTAATAACATACTCTGTCCCTTTATACCGATTTGGATTCCATGTTGTAGTTTCAGGAGTTAATGACATATTATTTTAATTTATCTTTTTTACTTTGTTTAAGAGCGTTGTCTAGTGTCAGGAGTTGCTTGAGCAAAGCCAGCTTCCCCTGGCAACGGAACATTGCCTGTTCCGATGTTGCCACCTCCAGCTCCTGATGGATCTGTTGGCGAAGCTCCTGCAGGTGCTTGCATAGGAGATCCCATTTGGGCTTGTCCTCCAGCAACGGCTGTATTATTTTGATTTCCATTTACCATCCCCATTATTTGTGCAAAAATTGCTGCTCGATCAGGATCATTAATCACTTGTTCTGGATCAATATCCAATGACTTCGCAACTTCTTTTAGTATTGTATGCCATTTAACAAACGGTGCTAACGAAGGATTAGCTGCTGTTTGCATAAAAGTCATAAGTCTTTGTGATCTAACTTCTTTTTGCATTAAGGAAGAAGTTCCTCTTGGTTTAATTTCTAGATCACCTTTAATTTCGGGTCTATCATCATTAAATTGCATATTCCAATAAAATAATGTTTTCCCTAGGGGCTTTAATAAATAATCATCAATGTTTTTAATAACGGTTTTAATACTTAAAGCTGCAGCTCCCATAAGCATTGACATACCTGCTGCAGTTCTTGTTGTTGTTTGAACACCTGTTGTTCCATGAGAATAAGAAGGTATTCCTGTCGATTCATCTGCTAATTGTCTAAATCGATCGAACATCATCATATTTTCTGTAGTTGTACTTGGAAATTTTAATCCATGTACTGCTTGACCAGGTTGTCCACTTTGTCTTCTAAAGATTTTACCAGGAAAGACTTTCATATCCTGTCCTGGAACTAATAGTGTTTCATCAATATCAAATACTAAATTACCTGATAATGCTAAATTATCAATTGCCATTCTTGCATGACCATTCATAATTTGTTGGGAGTCACTCATATTTTCTGGAATACCAATTCCAAAAAACTGATAAGGATTTAATTCATATGGACAAACCATATAAGGTAAACGTGTTGGTGTAAATGGATTTTCTACACATCTTAAAATTTTATTTCCACAAATCCATGCGTTAACTGAAATAACATCTAACTCATCATTATATTTAAATCCAATCTCTTGAGCAATTCGTTTATCTAATAAACCCCAATATTCAAAAACTTCAAATCTATTTTTATATAAGGATTCAATATTTTCTCTATCGTATAAAGACGATTCATAACCTCGTGTTTGATAATTCGGTCCCATCTCTAAACAAGCTCGAATTGCATCGGCATCAAACATTGGACGTTTAATTAAATCTGCAAACTGTTGTCTATTAAAAGAATGACGTTGAATAACATATTCACTATCATTCATATTGGTTGCATTAGGATCTGAATAAAAATCCCAACAAGATACGGCTTCTAATTTTGGAACTGTTTTTAATTTTCCTATGTAAGTTTCTTCACCTGTTTCAGAATTTTTATCCCAACTATGATAAATTTTATCTTCGTTAAAAGGACCTTTTAAAATTCCTGTTCCTAATAAACACATTTCAAAGAAAACATGTCTTAGACTTTTAATTGCATCTGTTTCTTCTAATTGATCATGAATAACTTTTTGTAATTTTTCAGCAGCAATTCTAGCAGGCTCAATCTGTGGCATAGTTCTAGAATCAGGAGATGGTCCTTCATCTAATCCAATTGCTTCATAATTCTGTGCAAGATTCTCCAAAAGCATATCAGCAGTTGCTCCTTGAGGTAATTCTTTGCCATCACCAGGAAAACCATATGGATTTAAATCTGCTCCATTTGCAGCCCCATTCATTTGTTGCATCTGTTGAGGTTTTAAATGAGCGTATTCTGCCATTTCTTCAGGAATAGGTGTAGGTTCTACACCAATAGGAAATTTTCCTGAACCAAATAAAACTTCTATAATCTGTCCAAATGATGCTAATACTTTTGTTTTAGTAATTTTAACAAAAACTTTAGACTTTTCATTTTCTCTAAAAGCTGTTTCAGGACCATAAAGTCCACGATAATTACGATAGGCTCCCAGCCATCTCTTCTCATCATAAATACGAGAAGTTTCTGCCTGTTGAAATCTATTTCGAACATAACCTACTAAAGGATTATGTTCCTCCGTGTATGGTTTTGTTGCCATTAATTATCCTTCTTTACCTGCAGCCTCATTAACTGCTATTATTTGAAGCGGTCCAAGTTGATCATAAGGTACACCGAACATACTTTGAGCTGTTGAATCTAGTGGATGGACTTTAGCTTCCATAAGTTCAGTAGACTCAAGTACACGTTCAGCTTTAGCCTTCATCATATCTCTGTCGTTATCAGGAGTTCTTTTCTGCCTGTCAGTTGCTGTTTTTAAAGCCATAACTAGTAATCTTTTTTGTTAGCTGTATTAAAAATAGATGCGTCTACTTTTTCCTTTTTTCCTGGACGATCATTAGCATCAGTTCCTAAATCACCTTTGGTAATCTTTTTATTAGGATCTATCTCTAATTTTTCGTTAGGTCTTTTTGCAACATCAGGTCCAAGTTCACCTTGTTTAATCTTTCCTAATATTTCTTTCCCTTTGGGATATCCATATCCTTCTGGCATATTTTCCTCCTTATTGTTTATAGTTTAGTCTTTGTAGTTTGGTTTACTTGTTAAATTTTTATATACCTTTTTAGCTACATGCTTCATTCCTGAATAAGATCCTTTTAACTTTTTTATAAGTTTACCTGTATCTCCCTTAGTCATCATATACTCATGAGTTTCAGCTAGACTTTTAATCCATTCAGGTCTATATTTTTTTGCTAAGTCTTTTCTAGCAAACTCAACAGATGAAGGCTCTAAAAAAGGTTTCATCTTTTTTAAAGTTTCAATTGATTGTTTCTTTTTATAAGACTTGGGTTTCTCTTCTGGTAGTATATCAGCCATTAGTAATCTTTTTCATCAGCCTTTTTAAATAAAGACTCTTGAACATGCTCTGATCCTGACTTTGTAGGATAGTTATTATTCTTTAGAGCAGTTTCAGATTCACCTTTACGAGGTGCATCTTTAGAAAAGTCGATATTAGTCGCTTCCTGATTTGGCTGTTTGCCATCAGGTGCTGAACCAAGATCTCCTGCCTTTACTTTAGCGTTTGGGTCGAAGTTTTTTTCCATAGTTTCCTCTTATATTTTTATTTTCTTAATTGATAGTATATTTTTAGTTGGGATTGTAGTAAATGATCCCCCCTGCTTAATATCTTCATTTGTTTCAAAACTAAAATCA